CATCAATCGTTGACGGCGGTACTCCCGCGCTACCTAATAGCGCAACCATTTCTTCTTTTTTCATATGTCCTCTCTACTAATCATTACGATAGCAACGCCGATGATCACAACGGCTGCCGCACCAAAACACAGTAAGAGAACTATCCACGCGATTGTTTCAAGCATCTTTGTCTCCTATCTCTAAAAGTTTTTCTTGAAGCCTACGAATGCGTTGGCGGTTGTAATCCACCACGCTCGTTGCATACTCAAGCGACTTCTCCGCTTGCATCTTTGATAGAAGCGCGTCACGCATCTCTATGTCAATAATTTCTTTTAGTGTTCTCGGTCGCAACATATCTTTGATAAAGGCCACTATTGTTTCTCGTTTGGTCATGTGTTTTCCTTCTGTTAGTTGGTTCATAATAATCTTCGGGTGCAACAACTTCTCTGAGTTTAAAGTCGGGGTGCAGTAGTCTACGCAACGCTTTCATCTCAATCTGTCGAATACGCTCCGTTGTTAGGTCATACATCCCTGCTATTTCATAAAGTGTATAGTCGCATTCAAGTCCAATACCAAACCTAAAACGCAGTATTTTTGCTTGTCTAGGTGTTAGCACATCGAGTATTTCTTGTACAAATGCTGAGACTTCTTTCCTGTACAACTCTTCTTCGGGACACTCACACTCTGTAAGTTGTGATGGTGGGCATGGCAACTCAGGAAACGACTCATCGTTTTTATACCCACTGTAGTAATACGCTTGATTCAGTTCATAGCTGGCGTTTACCATCGTGCCATAGGGTATGGTCTGCCCCTTGTTTATTTTTCCGTAAGGTCTAGGCATTTTTTTGTGGGGGTAAGTGTTCAAGATGGTTCTGTGTCTTCCAACCCATTGCATCGGCGTAGCCTTTTTGGTACGCCGCATCGACTGCTGGCTTGAGCATATCTACCGCCGTCTCAGTCAGTTTGGTTTGGACTTCCAACATCTCTGTCAATTTAGCAATTTGTTCCGGTTCAAAATAAAACCTAACATGATGCCCTTCTTTGTGCGGGTCACTTACTTCAACAAAGTGTTCTGTCCACCTAGCGTCTGTGTATAAAAAGTCAGTCATGTGTTCTTCTCCTTGTAAAAGACGCACCCGCACTTTGGATATGGATAGGCGGTTGCACTACATACGGGGCAAGTTGCTGGCTCGTTGCCCCTCTCCAACTCCGCAACTCTGTCAGACAAGACACGCACCAACTCAGTTAGCACAGCGACCTCTGCCATTAGTTGTTCTCTTGATGGGTGTTGTGGCATACGCTCAAACAGCTCTCGCTCTTCGGGAGATTCTTTCTCTATGTTCATATCTCTCCAATCATCCGTTTTGTTTTGAATAAGTTTGCGTGCTGCGGGTAAGTCTTTATCCATAACCTAGCATAGAAAGCTATGCAATCATTAGAGATTTTGAAGTCCTTACCCGTAGTAACTATATAGACTTCCCAACGAATTCGGTTGATGATCAGCCAGTGGCTAATCCTTCGTTTCCCATGAGCAATCGCCTGTAATGAAAATTGCTCAAAGTGTTTCCAAATCATTGGGTTGTCCGCGTGCCACTGATCAAACTTAGCTTGTCTTATGTGGAACGGTAGTGCCATAGTTACCCCAGCTTTTCAATCGCTCTAGCCAAATACCACTGCGCTTTCTTCAAGTCCTCCAACTTGTTGCCTTTGTGATCAGCACGGCTTACATACTTCACTACGTTACCTAAGTGATAGCCCAACTCTTTGGCTTCAATGAAGTCGATAGTCTCGATACCGCCCGCTTTGTAGTGCGGTGGGTGGTTGACCATGTCGGTGTGATGCTGAGCAACAATGTCTTTGCGTATTGCATTCGCTTTGGCTATCTCCTCATCAGTAGGAATAGTTGGTGCGAGGCGGTCTACCGCGCTCTGCATCCGCGCCTTGAACGACAGACCTTTTTGTTTAGCGTAGGCTTCTATGGGTACGCCCAGCGATTTAGCGATCTTTACATCATTGACAGTGAGATGCACCTTCAGAGGCTTCATCTTATGCAACACCTGATAGACGTACTGCGGTTTTAACTTCAACGCCTCCGCAATATCTTTTGCTTTCGCATCTTTGTGCTTGGCAACATACTCGCGAATCTTCTGCGCGTTACTAATCCATTTTAATTTTTTGACCATTACTTAGCTCCTTGATTGTGATCACATGAATGAACAGGGCACCAGCCCCGACAGGTAAAGTTGGGTTTAGCGTTCCACACGTCGTTGATGACGGAGGTCTCTAATTGCCCAACATCTGATACCCAGTCGGTCCACAACGTAGATTGCGCATCGGCTGAGTAAACAGTCTTGATGAAGTCATCGGCAAACAAGAACAGCAGTCCTGCCTTGACGCGTTTGACTTGGGGGTAATGCTTGAACAACGCCAACGCAAGAATCTCAAGTTGCTTGAGGTCTGCGTACTGGCTCTTCTTGCCCGTCTTGTAGTCAACAGTAAGAATCGTGTCGCCCTGCAATATGATGATGTCAGCAACGCCACGCCACCATACTTTCTTATCGAAGAACCCGCATGGCTCGAAGTCAATGGTCAAACCTAACTTGTTCTCGCATAGCTTCTCGCCCTCCATATCTTTCAGTGCTTTGAGTGCTGGCTCAATGCCTCTGTATTTCTCTGGAATAGGTTTGTCCTTGGCTACATACTCCTCAGCAATCTTGTGAATCTCATTGCCAAAAATGATAGCCTCACCCAGTTCTTCTTTAATATCCTTCGCTACTTTTAAGTGATAGTACTTTTTCGGACACTGCTGATACAGCGCCAGACTACTATATGACCACGTTATAGGTTTCATTAACAATCTCCATAGTTTTGAGCCATTCCTGACTCACAGTTAAGGGGTAGTCCAACGGCCCACTTTGGGGGTGTGCGCATACATTCTTCAATGTACGCACGAGCTTCGTCTGCCTCGTCTACTGGTACTACGCAAGCTATGGCATCGTGGACGGTGAGCACGACCCTATAACGCTTCTCAATGTTGATCATCTGTTCTCCGATGATGCAACGAGCAACCGCCTGACACAAATTCTCGGCAACCTTCCCGCCGTATATCTTGTTACGCCCCGCCCGTGTTTGGTACGAGAACTCACCATTACTTGTACGGGTGAGGTCGGGATAGTTGAGGAACAACCCATTAGGCAAACTAACGCCTGTGAATGGTGTTGTCTGCATGAGTCCAGCTCTGTCCACGTAATGTTCTTTACCTGAGATAAGGGCTACCAACACGGTATTGAGATGATTCCACCACCCCGCAATATGCGGGTTACTAGAGCGGTACGCCTTGATGATGTGCTTACACATATCTAAGTCGACGTCCTTACCCATGTTGGCAAGTTGCGCTTGGAACTTCACACCACCCATGCCGTAGCCCGCACCGAGCACTGTGGTCTTACCGATGAATCGTTCTTCGGGCGTAACAGCCCCGAGCCCCTTACCATATATGAGAGCCGCCATGTACTTGTATACGTCTGCTCCCTCGGCAAATAACGTAAGCAACATCTCTTCGCCCGCCAGCCACGCCAATACACGGGCTTCGATCTGTGACGAGTCGCAGTCGATGATGACATGCCCGCGAGGTGCAACGATGCACCGCTTGAGTTTGCCACCCTCAGCGCCACGGCTAGGTAAGTTCTGCAGGTTGACTTTGTCCGAGCCACCCCACCGCCCTGTGTGGGCGGCGTAATACTTCAGAGGGATAGGCATCCTCTTGATCGAACCTAGTATCGGTCCGCGCTTCGCTATCTCTATGAAGCGTTCTGTCCTTGTCTCCTCCAACGTCGACTTCGCACCGAGACGAGCCGCGACTATGGCTTGCACGTCGGGGTTCGGATGATTCAGTAACTCGGTGAACTCCTGATCACTCTTTGCGAACGCATAGGTCTCTTTGCCCGTCGTGGGGCTTATCTTTCTTGGGGGAAATACTTTGTGCTGTATCAATAGGTCAGCGAACTTGGCTGAACTGTTGAGCACTTCCTTGGTGATGCCTGATTCGGTGAATAGCTTTTCCTTGCGTGCCTGTACTTCAGCAAGGTGAGTCTGCAGTTTGTCCGCATCCAACTCCAACAACGGGTCGCTGAACATACGGATGGTTATGTCTATGAGGCGCTTCTCCTTGACGGGGAACGAGGCGTCGAGTTCCTTAAATAGCTTATAGGTTAACTCCACGTCGTTGACGCAGTAGCCACCATACGCTGTCAAGTCTTCAGTAGAAAAATCTTCTAGTCGTTTACCCTTAGCATCGTTGACCTCAAGTCCTTTCGCACCCAACCCAAACTCTTCAACCAACGCACCTAGACCCACTTTGGCGTTCGGTCCAAGCGTGGCACGAGCCATAGATAGCGTATCCAGCCATGCCTTCGGTCTGTGCCCAAACACCCAAGTCAGTATTGCGGCATCAAAGATAGCGTTATGGGCTAACACGAAGTGGTTGTGCCAATCGAAGCCCGCGAGCCACTCAGCCGTTTCTTCGTGCGACCCGCTGAACCATTCGGCGGGGGCGTCGTTCACCTTGACCGCTACCCCGATCACTTGGAACAAGTCACTGCGCACATACTCCTCCGTTGTGACTTTCGTGAGGGAAAAGTCAACCGAGTAGTAAGTCTCAAAGTCGATGGTGATCACTTAACGACCCGTGTGATCTTAACTTGTTTTCTAGCTGGAGAGTCAATAACAATCTCCATGATCATATTTAACGCAATGGCTCGCTCGTAGCGAAATACAACACGCCGTAGCATGGCGCGTTCAAACCAAGTCAGCCCGCGTCGGTCTAAGACTTCCCAAACGGTTCTTAGGTGACTGGCATCGGAGGTTTGTTCGACCGATTCGATCTTCTCAATTAAAGCAATGAGTTGCTCAGGGAGTCTCGCCCGTAGGAATTGCTCTAGCATGTTTGTTCTCTTTCTCGATAGTGTTTAAAATCTTCTCTACCAAATCTATGTTGGTTTCGTTTATAACGACGGCTACACCGTTCGCTTTTCTTATCGCTGCGAGTTCTCTTTCTTGTAACGCAGTAGTTCTACCTTTGCCCGCTTTGCACTCGACGGCTACGAATAGCCCGCGATGACATATGATAATATCGGGTACACCTGCGCGACCCATACCATAGGTGGCAGGAAAGAAGTAGTATGCACCATGTTGCTTGAGCAAAGCAACTACTTTATCTTTTACTTTCTTCTCTGGTGTAGATGCCACTTCTCTCCCCTTTGAGATACTAATGTAGTGGCAATATTAGACAAAGTCAAGTATTATTTTATTAGGGGAAACACTTACTGTTTAGAACATATCGAATTAGTTTCGATTTGTTCGTAGACAAAAAAAGACCCGCACTTGGCGGGTCGTGAATAGATACTATAAGTTGTTATTAGATAATTAAGAACACACCAGCTTTTGCTCGGAAGCCTACATTCCTAACCATCTCGTTATCCTGCATAAGTTGTAGGACTGCGATCTTGTCCTGCATGATCTGCGGTAACTCTTCGTACTCCTTGGTTACCAGTTGAACATCGGACTCCCCCTCGAGCATAGTCCTGTATGCGAACCTACCGCCTACATCAATCACAGCCATTTTGTCAGCGCGTGATATTTCCATAGCCAGTAAGTATTTGTCCACGGCTTCGCCATACTCTTGAGACTTGAGTTTGCCGTGCGTATCAATCAACTCTTTGTTATCAAATGGTAGATTGTTAGCCATGCAGTACGCTACTAGCTGAACACTTGTGCTGTTGCGTAGTAGTTGCGAGCCGGAGATAGGGCTAGTTAGATCACGAGCCGCGCGGTTAACCGCGAGGATTGCATCGTCATGCCCTTTGTCAAACAACTCTAGTATGTTGCGCTTCTTGAATGTTTTCTTACACTCGCGTATTGCTACATTTATCTTCTTAGTTGTAGTCGTGTTGCGTCGCCCGCGAGCCTTATCTATCCGCCAGTTTGACACGGTGTAGATAAACCCTTCGTCACCCCTACTGTCTTGGTCTACGCCGACAACACCGACCTTCTCGTTGTCTTCGTATACCGACATAGTGCGGATGTATTTGCAATCATCGGGGGCTTTGTACTTCTCTTTGGCTTTAGAGAAGTTAAAAGACACGTCGTACTCGAACTCACTAACCTGCTTCGGTTGAACGAATACAAGTTTCGGGTTAAGCATTACTAGCTTATCGATTAGCGCCTTGAGGCGTGGGTCAACCAACACTTTCGGGTCGGTCATACGAATGTTTACAAATGCAGTCATGCTTCTTCCTTTACTTCTTTTAGGTCATACACCTCCATCTCACCACTTGCGCTATCCCCCATAGGGTTAGCCTCGGCATACATCAACAGTTCGGCTTCCTGTTCTGTGTCAGCCAGCACCGTGATTTCTTCTTGGTATGTAGTTACTACTACGCCTTTCCATGTTTTCATATAGATTCCTTACCAATTAAATTTACTAATGATCTCGTCCACGCTAGACTTCAACTCTTGACGAGCACTCGGTATCTTGCGTAGGTCTTCGGGGTCGATGCCCAACACCGTATGCTCTAGCATACGTCTCGCTTTCTCCAGCTCTGGGTCCTTGGTTACATTCAAACGCGTAAGTAGGTCGCACAAGCCTACGGCGTTGTTGACGATAGAGTCGCGGAAGATTTTGCGCTTGCCATCTGGCGAGTCCGTCAATGTATCGCTCATCTTTGTGAGTAACTCATGCAGTCTCTCCCACGGGTCACGCATCGCTTCGGCTAACTTGTCGTTGTACATCTTCTCGTACTGATCGGCTAGGTCTTGGCGTACGCGGTCCTCGCATTGCAAGCGGAAGTCCCCTTTCTCTGGAACAGGGAGAAAGTTAGCGACAAACTTGAAACGGCGTGGCAGAGACTCCGCAGTTGGAAACTCTGACGCATCGAAATACTTACCTAGTTTGAACGCTTGTGCGTTGACTAGCGTAGGGTAAGCCGTGATGAATTCATCGACTAACTTGTAGAAGTTGTTCTCCATCGTACCCAGTTGCTCACGATATGAGAAGAAGTTCTCCATCGGTAGCAAGCCAACGCCTTTCATCCAAGGCAAAGTCTGTGTGCCATTCCATGCACGGCATTTGGCGGCGTACTTCTCGATCTTGTCGAGGTGATCACTGCCCGCCATGAGGTACTTGTAGACAGAGCTCGCGTCTTGCGACGCTTCCTTCGCTGTATTCAGATCAGCAGTTGTCTCCTTGTCACGCTTACGCGCAGTCCAAGTGCTGATGCGTAGTTCAACTAGCATAGCCATTGACGATAATGAAACCGGTGGTGCAATCATAATATTAGACATATATTTCTCCAAGATAGGTTGGTTATGAACTTATCGAATTTGATTCGCTTTGTTCGCTTAGGGCAGGCTCCGTTACATAGTGCCTGTTGCTCTTAGATGGGACAACTCCCTCCTCTAGTTGCTCTTCGATGAATACCTCATCCGCATACACGACGCAGATCAGTTCTTCAATATAGTTAGTCAAGTCATCGCCCTTGAACGATAGTGTGTAGATGGGTGACATGTTGTGTCGGTACTCGTGCTGTTGTGTGCCACCCTGTCTGAGTAACACATACAAAGCCCACGACCAATCCTCGGTTGGCTCAGTCCCCGAAATCCATTCAAGTAATCGTTCCGCGCTTTGCTTGTGGCTCCAATGCTTACCGTACCTATGCTTGCGAGGCAGGGGTAGTTCGTCAAGTGTGCACATGTCGTAGTTGAACTCTTTACGAAACGGGTCGTCGTAACTAAGGTTGCTGTAATGTTTACGATACTGCTCGTCGTACCAAGCCGATGGTCTGTATCCGCACGCCACACGCAATCTGTTGTGAGCAGACTCAGTCTCATCCTTGAACTCACTCTGTTTGTTATCAATAGACATGACTAAGGCTACCCAATCTATGAATGGTTGATACTTCGCCATGATCTTCTTCGTGATTCTGGGACGCTTACGATAGTTGTATTCTTTAGGATAGGATTCCAAGTCGTACCCTGTTGTCCTCATGACGAACTTCAACGACCCGCGTTTCTCTAAGACAATACTCTTACCAACATCGCTCAGTCTCACAATCAAACGCCCTTTGTTCCACTGAAAGAACAGAGGGTTAGGCAGGTAGTTGTGTAGCGTGTGCACAGTAAACCCCGAGTAGTGGTGCGGGGCGTTCAGCGTGAACCCACCTATCGCGTGCCACACCACGAGAGGTTGTCCGAGATAGTTGAGTTGCACATCACCTGTCGTCCCATCGTATGAGATAGAAGCAGATGGGTGATGACGGCGTATACCGAGTGGGCGCACAGTCTTACCGCGTATTGGTGCTACGCTGTTGTGGTGTGCTAACGCTTCGTCATAGTTAGCAAGTGGTTGTATTCCAAATGTATTCATATAATAAAATTCCTTACTGGTTATGTCGAACATATCGAATTCCTTTCGTTTAGTTCGTTTCGTTGAAGAAGACTGCGATCAGGTGGCGCACCACTTGTCCGTTAGTCGGCTCGAACCCTAGCCTGTCGACGAGGGCAGTCTTGACCTCTTGAAGCAGGTCATATGTTTCTTTGTTAAGGGCTACTGAGTAGCCTTGCGTTGGCTTCATCATTTCTTAGTCTCCTTCTCAATAGCTTTTTCATTTGCATCAAGCTCCATGCGAAAGATGCCTGTCATTGGCGTGATGAAACACGACTCATTGTTTGGCTTCTCCACGCAAGTAACCGACCCATCCCTGAGCCACTTACTACCGATGCGTTGACACGAGTTAAGAACCTTGGCTATCTCCATAGCCTCGGACACGCTGAGTAGAAACTTATTGCTACCCACATTCAAGATTACTTCTTCATCCATTTCTTTCTCCTAATACAAGGAACCACCCGACTAACGGGCTGTCGTTACTACAATAGACTTCGTATGGGAAGCCGTGAAAAATAAAACTACCAATCGTTGACCCCACACGGAAGCCGTCGTTGCCCTCAGCTTGGGCTACGCCCGCGCAGTAATCCCACAACTTCTGAAAGCCCTCGACCGTGTCGAACTTAGGTAAACCAAGATCGAACCGCGCTTTGGCAATCACATGGAAGTGGTCATACATGTTGTGTGTATAAGCCGTTGGGTCTAACTCCTTGATAAGCGCCATGCCCGCAGGGTTCAAGCGCATCGCAAAGTTAGTCTGCCCCACCGTGCAAAGAGTATTTGCATGATGAATGCGTTCAACCATTGGGTCGCTATCGGATAACAAGTTTCTGTCCATTGGGGACCTCGTACTTGTCATTACCGAGAATGCACCACAGGGTAGGCGCTTTGATAGCCGCCCACTTCTGCTTGTTGGTGTGCATATGCCCATCCGACAGCATGATGAGTGCATCGGGGGTCATGCGTTTCTCTTGCATGAAGTCCACCACTACATCGGGGTCAGTACCACCGCCACCCTTGGGGTTAGTCTGATGCACAATGTTTTTGGTGTTACCTTTGTATGTCTCATGTCCGGCTACCTCGGCGTCCCAGTAGATAACATCGACACGATCGGCGCCCACGCTTGCCAGACAACCATTCATCTCTGATAGGAAGTCGGTCAAGAGCTGCCCCTGAATCGAACCTGATGTGTCCATACCGATGACAAGCCACTTCATGCGCTTACCCAATATGCTTGGGAGAATCACGTCCTGCCATAAGAAGTTCTTATGCGCCTTACGCCATGATGCGGAGTCCCGATCTTTGAGTGAAGTACGCACGAACCGTTGCAAGACTGCACGCCAATCAATCTTTGGCTTGAGCAGTTCACCGATCTCGCGTGACATAGTCCCGCCGACCTTGCCCGCGTAGATACCACCTTGGCGTAATACTTGGTCAATATCACGCTCGAGTTGTTTCTTCTCATCCTCGGACATACCGCTCTTGGCATCTTCCCATTCGTGCTCGTCGAGAGTCGGGAACTTTCCGAAACCTTTTCGTTTTGTTCCGTTGCCACCCTCGTCGCTGTCCTTGTCACCGCTCGGACCGTCACCCTCGTCACCATCCTCGCCCTCGTCGCCACCCTCCTCCATGAGAATGTCGAACACCTGCTTCGCGTCCATGCCACGGAAGCGCTCATCAAAGCAACCGATGCGATCGCCCGACTTCTTGTCGCGGGGAAACGCAAGACAAGTCTCGTCAGGGTCCATGTCATGTAGTTGTATGTTGATAACAAAGTCACACGCGTTGTTAGCTATGCCCGCGTTGACTTCCCACAACTTACGCCATGTAGTCAGGTGACGATAGCACTTGTGCATGTTCTCGTGCATGATGAGGAAAGCCAATTCTTTATCTGTGAGAGAGTCCACAAAGGTGCGACCATACTTAGCGTCGCGCCCGTTGGTGCTCGCTGTGTAATGTTCACTCTCTACGATAGTGATCTTGCCTACCATGAATAGACCAGCGAACAACGCGAACTTGGGGTCACGCATCAAACTCACATGGACTACCTCTATCCGCTTCTCAGCGGGAAGTCTTGCTTTAACTAGCATTTTGTACCTCCTTGTACTCTGTGATTAACCTATTACGCAACTCTTCGTCTTCAAGTAACGCTTGAACAAAGCGTCTACCCATCTGCGAATCATGCTTGAATCTAAGAGCGTAGCCCGTGGCTATGATCGCCCACGCGAACAACGCTATCTCTGTTATAGATACTTCAATCATCATGGTCTCCAAATAGTTATATCTAACACCAATACGATGAACCCTAAGACTAGGGCGATCGCAACTATCCAACTAATGTCATAGTTCTTCTTCATGGTCTTACCCTTCCTCTAGTAAGGCGTAGCGCAAACACCTCCATGTCATGCGCCTCATCGTTCATATCAATCATGCGTAGGTTGTCAGCCAAGCGCATACTGTGGTGATAGATGCGTTCACGAATGTCAGCATCCATTTCGATCTCGGAATTTATCGAATCCAATTCGATTTGTTCGTCCTCGTCCTCTTCGGTAGGTTCGTCTACCTCGATGTTAAGAATGCGAGCGCCCTCGAATATCTCGACGACTTCGTACTCCGCACCGATGCGATCTAATACATCGTATAGTTCGTTAGGTGTCATGATTAGCCTTTCAATCCTGCGAACATGTACTGGTTCTCGCGAGCCCATGTCACGAACGACGGATGCGCCATAGCCCACTGCTTCTTAGCGCTGATCTCTAAGAGAGAATTGATAAACACGGCTTGCGTTTCTTTAGGCATACGCTTGATGTAGCGCAACCAAGTAGCGAAAGACTCGCGGGTACACACCATCACACCCTTGAAAGCAAGAATACAAAGAGCCGCAGGGCTAGTTGGTATCGGTGCTGTATCAGGCGATGACTCGATGGACTCACGCGTTGGGAGCTGGTCCGACAACGAGATGTATGCTTGCAAATCACGAGACGCAGATATGCCAATGGTGCCGTCCAGCGCACAGATCAACGAGTTCTCTGATATGTTGTGACGCACATTGACCCAATGCGATGCCTTGAACGCAGAGCGAGGCGAGAAGAACGCAGTCTGACTCGCGTCCGTTGGGTTGAAGATGTACGGATTCTCTTTCTGCCCACCGTCCATGTACGACGCCATGCTGTGCGGATACTCCTTGACCCACGCTTGAATCTCAGGTGCCACGCCCGCGTTGCCCGCCCACACTAGCCACTCGTCGGCAGTTGGCTTCATGTAAGTCATCCATGTCTGACGATTACGAGTATGCGCCTTCGCGGAATCACCGACACCATCGGCATCGTTGTTACCAGTAGTGAAGACAATCGACTCAGGGTGCAGTCGGAACTCACCAAGCCTACGCTCGTGTAGCAATGGGTGTAGCGTATTGCGTACATAGTCATCGGTCTTAGTCCACTCGTCGATCATGATTACGCATGGCTCGTTGGTGTGCAGACGATACGCGTTGGCAGGGTAGAAGTCCAAGGTGCGCGTCGTATGATTGGGAATAGGCATACCCGCTTGACCCACATCGGTGTTAGGTCCGTCGATATACACCTTGTGAAACCCAGTCTTCGCTACGATCACATCTTGGATCGCGGTTTTACCAACACCCGGTTCTCCAGTAAGGTGTATTGAGTTATGCCCGCTGTTGATAAGCAAGTCCACCGCTTCGTGGAAGTTGATACGGCGGTTAAAAGATAATTCTGACATTTGGTTTTTCCTAGATAAGTGAGGATGAAAAAGAACAAAACGAATTGAATTCGATTAGTTCGAACGGGTGTTTTTCTGATTCGTGTCGAGCAAAGTCTGTGGTGCAGACTCCACCGTTACGAGCATATACGGACCCTTGCCGTATGGTTGCACCACGCACCAAGAGGCACGCTCGGCAAGTGCGGAATCTTCCCCGCACATCATGCAGAGTTTGAAACCTAAGTTCCAACGCTCCACGCGTACATCGTCACCGCAGTGAACACACGCACGCCAGTCGAAATTAGTTGAGGGCGCTGCGCCTACAACATCATCGTATTCTTGTACTTTCTGAGTAAACATAATCTACCTCCTTGATTGAACAAATCGAACTGGATTCGATAAGTTCGGTTAACTATCGTTGTCATTTAAAATCTACTAAAGTAGATTATAGCATACATATTAGACTTTGTCAAGTCCTTGTTCGCGTTTTGCCCGCTGTGTTCGCGTATTCAAAACTTTGATCATGGCTTCCTGCACATCCTTCGGCGCCCGCTCTGCAAACTCGTCGAATATGTCCAACTTTGGTGTGTAGGAATGATCTTTAACCCGATATGCAACGATTAGCCCGCCATTGGCACGGCTGGCTCTGCTTAACATAGATGTATACATAAGCACCATGTCATCGGCTTGCTCTTTGGTATCGCAGATAGACTGCGGTTCCCAACGGCTAGGCACGGTCTTGAATTTGATAAGGCGTTCTACTGTGTAACTCATACTTGTTCCTTCCATGCGCTCATCCATTGCTCGAGCGTTGGTTTCTGTGGGGTGTTGGTGAAATGAGCCTCGGCTTTGGCTATGTCTTGGCAAAATACGACGTACTTCTTACGCAAAGCAACTAACTGCCTTGTGGTCAATGTCTCGTCGAGCATCCTGCTGAGTATGAGCGCGTCTCCCTTTTGCTTGGCGTTGTATAAAGCAAGCAATGCTTGTTGATTGTCTTGTGTCATGTGCGTTCCTTTCGCTGTTGTTTAAGAATACGAACCCAGTCAATCCGTGATAAGAACCAACGGTAGAGTGGGGTTGAGCAGTCTTGGCAGAGCAAGACTTCGTTGTCACCTTTCTTCATGCTGTCTCCTTAGTTTGTATAACTTGCCAATCACCCTGCCGGATAGCCTTGGATAAATCACCCCCAAATCTCGGGTGTGCATCAACAAAGTGTTCTGCCTCTGCCTGAGTATCAAACTCATACACCTTGCGCCAATCACCGTGTTGAAAAACAATAAGTGTGAACTTCATGTGCATCCCCTTAGTGCAACTCGAAGGCTGAGTCGTCGCCGTCATAGAACCAGTCGGTGTAGGAATAGATACTTCCCGAGACTGAGGTGTGCGAGCCGTGCATCTGCTCGGATTCTTCTTCATACTCCGCTTCCTCCAATGAAACAAAGCGGGCGGTGTTACTCATATCAACTCTCATAATGATCTCCAATATAGGATTTAAGGTTACCGAACAAATCGAAATGAATTCGATAAGTTCGGCGGACATAGTAGTTAGTTAGTATTGCTTCGCTCTACCATCCAATCTACTAAAGTAGATTATAGCATACTAATTAGACTTTGTCAATAGCGTGTTCGCGTTTACGGGGCTGTGTTCGAGCTTTTGGATTTACCTATTGCATCAAAGAGTTTGCTAGTAAATACGTCAAAGTCCTCATCCTCCACCACGGGTTTGCTCGCTTCTTCCGCTTCGCGCTTCTGTTTCTCCACCAATGAGCGCATCACGAGCACGGGCTTGGAGTTCTCCTCTGTGCGTGGCACCTCTTCACCCTTGTGATGTATATGGGAGAGCCCGACAAACCTACGATTCTTGAGCCCCATGCAGTCATAGCCCGCTTCGCCCGCTGACTGAGCAAGCAGATCAGTAAACACGGGGTTCTTGGGTTTCAGCGCATGGAGTGTTGCTTCGTCCGGCGCAATCAAATGCCTGTGGGAATCTTGCTCGGGCAGATCATCGAATGGCAGAACTTGCTTGCGTCGCTTCTCCATGAATGGTTTGGCTTCGCGATGATGCCACGGGTTGACGCAGAACTCAGTTGTGCACCAGCGGGTAATGCGTGATGAAGCGGGCGGGAATTTGATAATGGTGAATAGGATGCGAGCGATTGAGGTTGTCGCGAATTGCTTCGCCAGCGGTGAGTTGGCGGTAAGTATTGGGGCTAACGAGTTGGATGTGTTGGGCCAAACGAAACAGTAACCTCGGATTGAACAGTTCTCAAGAAGGGTATCAGCATCACGGTATTTGACGGGGCGGGACATGGTTTGTAGCCTTTCTATAATAGATAAAAAACAGTCAAAATTTATATAACTGGGTGTTAACATTATAGAATAAAAGCGGGCTTTGTCAATAGCCATGCGGGTTTGAGGGTAATTATATATTCTATGTTCTATATACTCGTGCAAACGAAGTATTGTGAGAGAGGGAGAAATAAAGTTGGGGAAGTTGGGTGAAGCCTTGCCCGCCTGATCTCTCTAAACCAAAAAAATTTGGGGTTCCTTCTCTCTCTCTCTCAATCACAAATATATTATATATATATTATAAAATAGAAAAGAAGAAAGAAGAAAAGCCAATGCTGGCGCGGGTTTAGGTCTTTTGGCAGTGCCTTTATTCTATAAGATTAGGTATGAGTTATATATTTTCACCCTCCGATTTTGCGGACCTGCTATATAACTCGGTGCTTCCCCACTCTGTGGGGTATGCCTATTATATAACAAGTAGCGTTTTAACAACGCTTTTTTAGACTATCTTCGCACTTGGCGAGGCGGGCGAGGCGTCTGCCGCCTCCAAAAAGTAATACTAAATAGAACAAATCGAATAAGTTTCGCTTTGTTCGCTTTGCCAGCCATGCCGGGGCATCGTTAAGCCTAGCCCGTTTCTACAGAATTGGGAGATTAGCCCGCCACGCGAACACAGACTAGCCCGTTACGAACTACGCCGTTGCGGGAACTGGTTTCGCTCACTTGTCGTTCGCTCAGAATACGGAAACCAATACGGGAACTGGCATCGCGCGGGCGGCGCGAGCCAAAAAAACCGCCCGCCACGCTTTCGCGTGGCGGGCAGAGCGGGCAGAGTTAATCCGCACGCGTACCAACATAGGCTTTGATGCCGTGTGAATTCAGGACATCCGCGTAAGCGCGAGCGCCCGCTTCTTTCAAGTCCATGCTTTGCGTATGCGAGCCCGCAGGATTCCACAACTGCAGACCGCTCGCGCCATACATCGGGCTAAACCCAACTTTTTTCATGTCGCGCCCCAATTTGGTGTTGCCGGACACGACCGCACGAACCCACGCGAACCCGCAGAACATGGGCTCGCCATGCTTAGCAAGAAACGCGGCTTCCGCAGATTTCGCGGCTTGTAATGCTTCAAGGTGAATTGCAAAAATATCCATGATGATTTTCCTAATAGAAAGAAAAGAAAGAAAAACCCGCCATGCTCATAACATGGCGGGCAGAACAAAACGAATTGAATTCGTTTATTTCGTCATCGCAAGTAAACCCGCGATCAGCAACTCGTCAGCGTCAGCAGTGCCAGCCTTGCACAACTCGCGGGCGCGGGCAACGATCGCGTCACGCGTAACCGCGCGGGCTTTTTGTGCTTCATCCTCTGCGGGCTTTTCGCGACGCTTGACTTCGTCGTTAATCTCTTTTACGAGACTCAGCGACTTATTGTCACCCTTCGCAAGTAACTCGGCTTTTTTCTCGACCAACGCACCGGTGGACTCAGGCGCGTATTTCTCGACCAACTTAGCCCGCTTTTCAGCCATGCGCTTCGCGTCTTTATCGTCAGACTTCGGGCGCGTGTAGCCCGCTTCAGTAGCCAACTCTTTGATCGCATCCTCCCAGACTTTTTCAGCCGCAGGAATTGAGACTGCGCCCGCGTCATATGCCGCACCCACATAGAACCCGCGAATGATTTTAAAATCGTCATACTTGATTGGTATGATTTTCTTAGGGGTTAACTCATGATCTTCAGGGAAACGCATGACTTTGCCCTCAGCGTCTAATTGTGCGATCCAACCAAGAAGGTTAGCATTCAAACGCTCTAACTCGCCTTTGGACTTGACGATCTTTGCCGTCTCTTTTTGTGACGCGAAACCGATTTCTTTGATCGTCGCTTCCACAGTAGCGATCGCAACACCATTGATTGATTCAACAGCGGGCAGGGTTTCCGCAATAGCGGAATTGATTTCAGTTTTTTGCATTTGATGTTCTCCAAATAAATGTAGAAATTGGCAATAGCGCCACCGAACAAACCGAACTGATTTCGATTTGTTCGCGTCGCGGGCAGAGTTTGCATCTCCGCTTCCCCGATGAATACAGTATGACAGAACCAGTAGATTTGTGGGCATTCGGAACAGCGCCCGCACAGCGTCAACCAATGCTATCTAATGCAAAAAAAATTTCGACCTTTCTCCGACTACATGGTAGTAACTCGAAAAAAAATCTTCTCCGGCTACACCCATGCGAGAAAAAAAACTTCGCTCCGGAGAGACCCCCATAGCCCCATTTCGCGTCGGAGAGGACCCGCACACCATACACAGTGTTTTGCACACCCGGTTAGTAAAATTTAAAAGTGGGGGGAGGGGGGTATATTTTTTAAGTATCAAGTCGTGCGTTTTAAGTATCTAGTACTCCCCCCGTCACTTTTATTTTTCTGCACCCCCCGGGGGGTATATAAATTTTGTGATACATTTGCGCAAACAACGGAGTGCCCCCTTTCCTCCATGACGCTACAACTTAATCCTGATAAGACGGTTCCTTACCCCACAAGTCTGGAACCCGAAGTCGCTTCTACTTTGCACGAGAACATGCAGATAGCGGCGAACACGGCGGCTCTTCTCAAAGGATTAGGTGCACACGTAGACGATGACCCCGAAGCTGAAGCAAAAGCGGGCGAGGTTTTCAAAACATTCAATGAGTTGATCGTCGACCAATACGAGAAGGCTATGACTGCCGACGCCCCGCAAAAGCGAGGACGTGGCAGGCCGCGCAAAGAAGTAACCCCCCAAGACAAAAACCCGCAGACTCTGTACTCCCTGCCCGTCGCGGACCGCATAGGCAACATGCTGCGCGAGTACGACAATGAGTTTGTGGCTGATGCTTCTCAACTCAGGTTAGTGGTCACTAACAAGCTCCTTGACCTTGCGTCGTGCGGCGACCCCAAGATAGAAATAAAAGCAACAGAAATGTTAGGAAAGATCAGCGACGTCGGGCTGTTCTCTGAGAAGACCGAGATTACCGTTACGTATAACAACGTCGGCGATTTAGATCAGGCTATTAAAGATAAGGTGCGTAAGATGTTGCTGGGGCAGGGCGTTACTGACATCACCCCTATAGATATAGACCTCGATGCAGAGTTCGGCCCAACAGTTGGGCTAGAGATGGTCGAGGAAGTTCAGCCCGCCGAGCCAGACTTGCCCGCTGAGGACACCGATGCGTGACGTAACGGTCTCCGCACCAATGGATGCAGAGCTCAAAGCTCTGCTGGCGAATCTGGGAAAGCTGACTCCAGCGCAAAAAGCTGCTGTATTAGATGATCTGAACAAGCGCGATGAGATGTTTGAGCGGCAACAGGCCCGCGATACATTCATGGGGTTCGTTGATAAGGTCTGGCCTGAGTTTATCGGGGGTAGACACCACAAGATAATGGCGAAAGCGTTCGAGAAAGCCGTGACGGGCGGGTCGAAACGGTTGATTATCAACATGCCACCCCGCCATACCAAGTCAGAATTCGCTAGTTATCTACTTCCAGCGTGGTTTTTGGGTAAATTTCCGCATAAAAAGGTGATTCAGTGCTCGAATACTGCTGAATTAGCGGTAGGTTTTGGTAGGAAAGTAAGAAATTTGGTGGATTCGGAGGAATACAAGGAGTTATTCCCCGGTTTGGAGCTAAGAGCTGACTCAAAAGCTGCCGGAAGGTGGAATACGAGTAAGAATGGTGACTATTTTGCGATTGGTGTAGGCGGAACGGTTACAGGTAAGGGCGCTGACCTGCTTATTATTGACGATCCGCACTCAGAACAGGAAGCCGCACTTGCTGCGACCAACCCGGATGTCTTTGATAAGGTCACGGAGTGGTATACGTCTGGACCACGCCAGCGTCTCCAGCCGGGTGGCGTGATTATTGTCGTTATGACGCGTTGGGCCATGCGAGATTTGACCGGTCAGGTGCTCAAAGCCGCCGCTGCCCGTGGTGGAGACAAGTGGGACGTGATTGAGTTCCCTGCGATCATGCCTAGTGGTAAACCCTTATGGCCTGAGTTCTGGTCATTGGCAGAACTAGAGGCGCTTCGCGAAGAACTTCCTAATGCGAAGTGGCAAGCTCAGTATCAGCAGAACCCTGTAGGTAATGAGAGTGCGATTATTAAGAGAGATTGGTGGAAATGGTGGGAAGCAGACCAACCTCCGCAGTGTGAGTACATACTTCAGACTTGGGATACGGCGTTTGAGAAGAATAATCGGGCTGACTATTCCGCTGGCACGACGTGGGGGGTCTTCACTAATGATGAGGACAACGGGTCTAAGAATCTCATACTGTTGAACACATACCGCAAACGCGTTGAGTATCCGGAGTTAAAGAAAGATGTACTACAGGAGTACAGGGACTACGAGCCGGATGGGGTTCTGATTGAGAAGAAGGCGACGGGCGCTCCGCTTATCTATGAGTTGAGAGCGATGGGTATACCTGTACAGGAGTTCACTCCTAGTAAGGGACAAGATAAAATTTCCCGTTTAAACTCCGTATCAGACATAATTGCGTCCGGTAAGGTCTGGGTGCCGCGTACTCGTTGGGCTGAAGAGCTGGTCGACGAGGTTGCTGCGTTCCCCTCTGGCGAGCATGACGACTTGGTCGACGCGACAACATTAGCACTAATGAGATTTAGAGCAGGTGGGTTCTTGCGCTTACCGAGCGATGAGCCCGAAGAGATTCAATGGTTCCGCAGCCGCAGTAAAGAGCGGTACTACACAGTATAAGGACACAATATGGCAACAGGGATGATGGACAAAGGTTTATACCAAACGCCTATGGGTTTAGATCAGGAAGCTGAGATGCAGCCCGGTGGTATAGAAATCGAGATAGAAGACCCAGAAGAAGTAAATATCGGACTGGGTGATATAGAAATCCAACTCAAACCTGAGAAAGAAACAGCAGATACTTTCGATGCCAACCTTGCTGAGTACATGGACGACAGTGTGATGTCTGGGCTGGCGAATGAGTTAATAGAAGATTTTGATAAAGACCAGATGGACCGCAGAGACTGGGTGAAGACCTATGTTGATGGTCTGAAACTGTTGGGTCTGCAGTACGAAGATAGAACTGAGCCTTGGCAAGGCGCTTGCGGTGTGTTCCACCCCATGCTCACTGAGTCTGTTGTTAGGTTCCAGTCAGAGGCGATGATGGAGACCTTTCCCGCTATGGGTCCTGTGAAGACACAGATCATCGGCGCTATTGACTTGTTGAGAGAAGAAGCCGCTGCCCGCGTGCGCGAGGACATGAACCACCAGCTCACAGATGTGATGACTGAGTACAGACCTGAACATGAGAAGATGTTGTGGTCGTTACCCATTACTGGCTCGGCGTTCAAGAAGGTGTACTTCGACCCTAGTAAGGGCCGTCAAGTTGCCATCTTCATTCCAGCAGAAGATATTGTTGTGCCCTACGGCGCGTCTTCCATAGAAGATGCTGAGCGTGTTACTCATGTGATGCGCAAGACAGAGAATGAAGTTATTAAGTTACAAGATGCTGGGTTCTATGCTGATGTAGATATTGGTGAACCCGGTTATGAGTTAGACGACATTGAGAAGCAGAAGGCCGAAGAGCAAGGCATGAATGCGACTCAGGATGATCGCTACCGCATCCTAGAGATTCATGTGAACTTGGACTTGAAAGGGTTTGAGCACACTGATAAGAAGGGGCGTGAGACAGGTATTGCGTTACCATACGTTGTGACTCTTGAGAAAGGGTCCCGCACTATTCTTGCTATTAGAAGGAATTGGTATGAAGACGACGTCCTCCACACTAAACGACAACACTTCGTCCACTACCAATACATCCCCGGTTTTGGCTTCTATGGTTTCGGTCTTATCCACCTCATCGGAGGCTATGCGAAATCAGCAACGATGCTTATCCGCCAACTTGTTGACGCGGGCACTCTATCTAATCTCCCCGGAGGACTTAAATCGCGAGGACTTCGGATTAAAGGTGACGACACCCCCATCCAGCCCGGAGAGTTCCGCGACGTAGATGTACCAAGTGGCAGTATCAGGGACAACATTCTCCCTCTGCCATACAAGGAGCCTTCACAGGTTCTGATGAGTTTGTTCCAACAGATCGTGCAGGAAGGCCGTGCCTTTGCGTCGAGCGGGGACATGAACGTCAGCGACATGAGCACAAACGCTCCTGTTGGCACAACACTAGCTCTGCTTGAGAGAACCCTGAAGGTGATGACCGCTGTTCAAGCGCGTCTGCACTATGCCATGAAGCAGGAGTTCAAATTACTCAAGGTGATCATTGCTGACTACACACCAGATGAGTATGACTACGAGCCAGAAGATGCAGGTCGCAAGGCTAAGAAGTCTGACTATGACTCTACGGATGTGATTCCTGTTAGCGATCCAAACGCCGCGACTATGGCGCAGAAGATCGTGCAGTATCAAGCTGTACTACAGTTAGCACAAAGCGCACCGCAGTTGTACAACTTGCCGCTTCTACACCGTCAGATGATTGAGGTGTTGGGTATTAAGAATGCTAACAAATTGGTCCCTGTTGAAGATGACCAAGTACCTACTGATCCAGTACAAGAGAATCAGAACTTGTTGACTGGCAAACCGGTCAAAGCGTTCGTTGAGCAGAACCACGAGGCTCATATTCAGACGCATATGTCTGCGATACAGAATCCAAAGATTCAGCAGTTGATGCAGATGAACCCACAGGCTCAAGCGATCATGGCAGCAGCTATGGCGCACATCAACGAGCACATTGCCTTCGAGTACCGCAAACAAGTTGAGATGACTATCGGCGCACCGCTTCCCGGCGAAGAGCAGAACAAGCATATGGCTCCAGAGATGGCGGACCAGATTGCGATGGCTACAGCCAAGGCGTCACAACAGTTGATGCAGCAAGCTCAACAACAAGCGGCTCAACAACAAGCCCAACAACAGATGCAGGACCCAGTCGTACAAATGCAGATGCAAGAACTCCAACTCAAACAACAAGACTTACAACTCAAGGCACAGAAACAGCAGATTGATGCCGCAGCTAAGGCTGATCAGTTGGAGATCGAGAAGTCACGCATTGAGGCACAGATGCAGATCGCAGCTATGCAGGTCAGTGCCACAGCAGCCGCCAAACGTGACCAAATGGAGCGGCAACAGCAGACCGATGGCGTGCGTATGGGGATTGATGCCGCCAAACATAAAGCTCAGATGGCAGTGCAGATGGCGCAGCGCCAATCACAAAACAAACAGTCTCCTAAGAAGGGAGATAAATGAGTAACCAAGCGTTTCAATACTTAGCCAAGGAGATTGACAAGCTCCGTGGCGATCAAGTTTCCTTCCTCGCTGGAGGAGGTGCAAAAGACTTTGCCGAGTATCGGCATGTCTGCGGGGTCATCCGGGGTCTGACTCATGCAGAACAACTTGTCAAAGACCTCGTGCAGAAAATGGAGTATTCCGATGAGTGAGTTTGATGTTTCCGCTGTAGACCTGTCTGGCATTCTCAATACGAGTAATGAAGACAAAGCCAAGCAGTTGCCCGATCCATCCACCTATTACATGCTGACTGTCGTCCCCGAGGCGATGGAAGAGTATTCAGATAGTGAAGTTGGGTTGATCAAAGACAGCAAGACCATGTACTACGAAGAAGTGCTGACCCCAGTACTGTTTGTAGTGAAGATGGGACCAGATTGCTATTCAGACACTACCCGCTTTCCAAGCGGAGCTAGTTGCAAAGTTGGCGACTTCGTTGTCGTCCGCCCCAATTCAGGCACCCGCCTGAAGATTCATGGTCGCGAGTTCCGCATCATTGCGGACACCTCAGTCGAGGCCATTGTTGAAGACCCGCGTGGAATTACCCGCGCTGCATAGGAGTAAAACATGCCATTACCAGAGTTTGAACTACCCGATCCTGATAAGGATACTGCTACTGAAGACGAAAAGTTCGAAGTAGAAATCGAAGACGATACCCCACCGGAAGACCGACGTCGCAAGCCGATGAAGGAGCCGGTCGAAGACCCAACGGAAGACGAGTTATCCTCGTACGACGAGAAGGTTCAGGCGCGTATCAAGAAGTTTACTCGTGGTTATCACGATGAACGCCGAGCAAAAGAAGAAGCCTTTCGTGAACGCGAAGCGGCAGAATCCTTTGCCAAACAGGTGTTTGAAGAAAACAAACGTCTTCAACAGCAGCTATCAACTGGTAGTAAAGCATTCATTGAGCAATCTCAGACTTCTGCGGACTTAGAACTAGCAAACGCTAAGAAAAAGTACAAAGAAGCTCACGAGATGGGTGATGTAGATGCTCTTGCTGACGCTCAAGCAGATATTTCTAGAGCTACTTTGAAATTAGACAAAGCCCAAGGGTTGAAGCCAATTGAAGTAGAAGAGAAGGAATATACCCCAGCAAAACCAGAAGGCCCAACAGTCAGTCCCCGCACCCAAAAGTGGGTTCAATCCAACAGTGATTGGTGGGGAGTAGACGAAGAAATGACTATGGCAGCTATGGGGCTTGACAAGAAGTTAGCTAAAGAGTATGGTTCAGACTATGTTGGTACTGAAGAGTACTTCAAAACCATAGATAAAACTATGCGCAAGAGATTCCCTGAGCATTTTGAAGATGCTGAGAGCTATGAGGAAGATACACCGCCTCCAAAGAAAAGAGTATCAGAACCGGTTGATGAGGATGATGAACCCCCACGCCGTGCACAAAAAATCACTACAGTTGTAGGCTCTGCCTCACGTAGTACTCCGCCGAATCGCATAAAGTTAAAAGCATCAGAAGCCGCCATTGCGCGTCGTCTTGGGGTGCCGATAGAAGAATATGCGAAGCAGGTTGCACAACTTAAAAGAGGTTAAATATGGAACAGGTAAAAGCTGAAAAGCAAAATCGTTTGGCTCGTGAGTTAGACACACCAGTAACACGCGCACCGCGTCAAACTTCGTGGCAAGCTCCCGAAACCCTACCGTCGCCTAATCCACGTCCGGGAATTTCTCACCGCTGGGTAAGAACCAGTATGTTGGGAGTCCCGGATGTACAAAACATCTCTGGCAAGTTTAAAGAAGGATACGAACCCGTGAAAGCGGAGGAATATCCTGAACTTTCTATGCACGCTGCTACCGAGGGTCGCTTTGCTGGAGGCATTGAGGCGCCCGGTTTGGTTCTCTGCAGTATTCCGACGGAGTTTTTGAAACAACGAGAGGCTCACTTCTCGAAGATCAACAAAGACACGATGGAATCTGTAGATAACAACTTCATGAGAGACAGTGATCCACGGATGTCGAAGTTCTCTGAGAAATCGACAAAAGTGACATTTGGTTCTGGTACTTAAATTTTTTTAAAGGAGTCTTAAATGGCTTACCCCGTTGTTAACGCCCCATATGGGCTAAAGCCGATCAATTTGATCGGTGGTCAGGTATTTGCAGGTTCTACCCGCGAATATCCGATCCCATACGGATACGCGACTAGCATTTTCTACGGTGACCTCGTTGGTCTAAGCCGTGGTAATGTACAGCGCTTGTCTGTTTCCACTGGTACTCTTGGTACTGTTACAGGTGTCTTCTTGGGTTGTTCTTACACAAACCCAACCACCAAACAAAAGCAATTTGCTCAATACTGGCCCGCTTCAACAACGGCTGGCGATGCAGTTGCTATTGTTTGTGATGACCCTGACACAGTGTTCAAGGCTGTCGTTTGTAATACCGGTACTACTGTTGCTTCTGGCGCTCGCGCCATGATCGGTCAAAACTTGGCTATGATCAACAACACAGGTAACGTGAATACTGGCGACTCTGCTAACGCTTTGTTGGCTCCTAGCGATAC